GAGTACTGTACAATGGTAAAAGACATTTTTGGAGAATACCAGATCGTCCGGACGCAATTATACGACGGATTAAAGTTTGCACTTAGTAAACCTAGCATCAAATTTTTACTATTTGCATCTGGCTGCAGTGTTGTAGTACATTGCATATCCGAATTTTGGGGCTATGCGGCAATTGCGCCGTATCCCCAGAGTACAGGAAACCGAGTTACACGTGCATTGCAAAGAGCTGTCATTGACAAGACGAAGACCCCGATAAAAGTAAAATTTTATCCGCTAGACAGCCTTCGTACCTTAACACCAAAACGTGCAGTTGAAAATGGACATGCAGTTTCAGGAGCTGTTAGAGACTCAGCTAGACGCCTTATACATGAAGCTATAGAGGTTGTTGGTGGCGCCAAGTTCGAATTTAATCCCAACCCAAATTCGACAGAAGGTCAAAGAAGTCACTTTCATTTTTCTGTTGGTGATCTAGCACAAGATTTTCAAAACCAAACACCAAGTGAAGACGCATTTATCGTCGGTATTGACATAGATTATTATGTCACTGAACCAGACGTCTTGTTAGAACATATGAGACCAGTCGTCTTACACACTTTCAATCCAAAGAAAGTTAGTGGTTTTGATGCAGATTCACCATTTACAATCAAGAACAACAAGGTTGAATATCGAGTCAGTGGTGGAGCAGCGTGGGTGCATCCTGTTTGGGATTGGTGTGAATCCGGTGAGTATATCACTAGTCGAACACGCCAAACTATAAAACAATGGATACTAACCCTGCCGCTCAAACTAATTGGCTTGGAGAAAGTTGGCTTTCATAAAATACATCATTGCCGCCCTTGGACCGATTGTCCGGACAGAGCACTAGTATATACAGTGCCACAATATACTGTCTGGAGATTTAGATGGATCAACAACGAAATAAATACTCGTAAATTGAAACTGATTAAATACCAGGATGAAACCAAACCTGGATGGAATAGATTGGAATATGTAACTAACGACAACATTCTTATGGTGAGCATTGGTAGAGAAGGAGAACATGCTCAAATAACTATCGAAAAAGAAAAATTGGATATGTTGATAGGGTTAGGAGCTACTCAATCTGTCAACGCACGATTAATAGGTATGGGACATAAAGATCCACTGTACACGTCAATTATAGTACAGTATTACACGGGCAAGAAAGTCGTTAGCCCTGTAGTGTCCACAATATACAAACCCACAATGCCACGCGTCCACTGGCCAGTTACCAGTGATGCAGATGTGCCCGAAGTAAGCGCAAGACAATACACGCAACCCATCATAACTGATAGCATGATGATGCCAATGATTAAACGCTGGGAGACCATGTCAGAATCAATAGAACGCAGAGTTACATTTGTAGCTAATGACAAGAAGCCAAATGATTTCATAGCTAGAATTGCTGAAGAATTTGTGACGTTAATGAATGGAAATATTCAGAATTTACATCCATTGAGTATTGAAGAAACAATCGAACGTCTTAACAAACCTTCACAACAATTACAACTAAGAGCTGTATTCGAAATAATTGGCGTAGAACCTCGCGAACTGATTGAATCTTTCAATAAAAATGAACCTGGCATGAAGTCGTCCCGCATAATATCAGGATTTTCGGACATACTTTTCATCCTAAAAGTGTCTAGATATACGTTAGCTTATTCTGATAAAGTTTTACATGCTGAACATAATAAACATTGGTATTATCCTGGAAGAAATCCTACAGAAATCGTTGATGGAGTATGCGAATTTGCAAGTGATTGTGATGGAGAAGTTATCGAAACAGACTTTTCCAATCTTGATGGTAGAGTTTCAAGCTGGATGCAGAGAAACATAGCTCAGAAAGCAATGATACATGCATTCTCTCTTGAGTATCGTGATGAAATAATATCGTTCATGGATACCATCATACACTGCCCCGCCAAAGCTAAACGCTTTGGTTTCCGTTACGACCCTGGGATGGGAGTTAAGAGCGGCAGCCCAACGACCACACCACATAATACACAATATAATGCTTGCGTTGAATATACAGCGTTGAAATTTCAATATCCTGATGCGTTACCAGAACACCTGTTCGACATGATCGGACCAAAGTGCGGAGATGATGGACTCGCAAGAGCAACCATACAGAAATCTATTAATAAATCTGCCCGTGCTTATGGTCTTGAACTTAAGGTAGAAAGATACAATCCTGAAATAGGGTTGTGTTTTCTTTCCAGGGTATTCATAGATCCTCTTGCAACCAATACAACAATGCAAGATCCGCTACGCACAATTCGAAAACTGCATCTCACAACAAGAGATCCCACAATACCTTTAGCCGACGCCGCTTGCGACCGCGTCGATGGTTACCTCTGTACTGATGCAATGACACCACTTATAAGTGATTATTGCAAAATGGTACTACGACTGTACGAACCAAAATCATCATCATTGGAGATTAGGAACAAACGTCGCAGTCGGAACAAGGAAAAGCCCTATTGGTTAACTTGTGATGGATCTTGGCCACAGCATCCACAAGACATCCCCGCGATGAAGCAAATATTAATTAATCGAACTGGAATTGATGAAGATCAGGTAGATAAGCTCATCGGTCGATTCACCGCAATGGTAGATGTCTGGGAGCCCTTCACCTATGACACCGAAAACAACGGTGCAGCCCATACGATTGATGAAGAAGGTATAGTACCAGGCTCCGTGGACGAATCGTTTACTAAACTAAACGACGCTAAAGAAACTCGCGCAAACGCAGGAAACTCCCGAACCAAAGTAAAAGGCAACAATGGACATAAAGAACAACCTCGAACAATTAAAAGAGGCAGCCCAGAAGTGGAAAACCTCCATGGAAGAACACCTAAAGCGAACAGTTCAACAACATGTCGCCAAGGCCAAAACATGGCAGGAGAAAGGGGTCCCCGGCTTTTGCCCGGGGGCGCTGGAAGATTACGACAAGGCTATAACACAATTAAGCCAAGCAGTAGTCAACCTAGCCAAGCCAGATTTCAGACCAATAACGGAATCTGGCGTGGACCACCCAAGAAAAATAATAACGTCCAAGATACCGCCACCGGTGTTCGCCACCCGAACAGGGCGCGAACCTCTTAAACATAGGTGAGGGTTACGTTAAATATATACTCGCAAAGAAGGGAACTATAATAGTCTCTTCACAC